CTGATATTCCTCTGCTTTTTAAATAACTTAAACTTCCATTTTCTGACGATATATCGTGCCACTTCTTGTCAACAGCATGAACCACACTCTCCCTCCTTATATATTTTACATTATCTTCAAATCTGATAGAGCCGTTCTCTTGGCAATGCCAGCAATTAAAAACTACTACTGAGTTATCAACCTTTAACGATAATGTTTTTTGATCTCTTTTTTTTCTGTTTACTGAGCAAAATGGGCAATTAATTTTGTGTTGCCCGCTACCTAATTTAAGAGCATCTGCCCTTATAATCGAACTTAGTTCCATGATTTTCTCCTATGCATTGAAGAAAAAGATAGTTCCATAAAAATTCCTCGTCAACAAAAAAAAATAATTTTATTATTAGTTGGCAGACAGAAAGCTAAAACAAATTTGCCGCTTTGTATGAACATGCGGTCTAAAAGTTAACTTCAACTTACACTAGTTATAACTAGTATATATATATATATATTTATAACTAGTATTGTTATAACTAGTGGGCAGAACTTCTTGACTGAATAACCTTTTTTAATCTTTCACCCAAGTACCTAGCAACAACATCTTTGCTAGTTAATATTTGTTTCATGTGACCCCTCAGTCTGTCAGTATTTAATTCAGCCATGTCACAAACCTCTTCAAAATCATCACTCTTTACCCACCTAGCTACGGATAGTTTTTCGTGATAACCACCTAAATAAGAATCAGAAATCGCTTGGCAGATCACATGATTCCAAAGGCGAGACTCGGACATGAGTTCTAGGTCTGTCTCTGTCCAACCCCCAATATATATACTTTTGTTTAACTTGTCTGTCGTTGACATATATCTTTCCTTGCATACAATCCAAGACCACACTCTCATCCAAGTCAGGTCTTCTAGAAGCATAATATATAATTAACTCTACTTTTACATCACTTTCAAGAGGATTATCCAAAATAGGGCATTGTTGTGCAAATATCTTTTCATAATTTCTAGCTTTGTCAGATTTTATTAGTGCGGGTCTATTGCCAAATTTAACTATTTTTCTAGAGTTTGACTTGCTTGCGGGTTCGCCCTCGATAATAAAATTTATTTTTCTTTGGGTTTCTATTGACATAAGTAGGCTTTCCTATTATTAATTAAATTGCATATTGAGGAGATGACATGAGAATAACCAATAAATTTGGTATGCCACAACCATTTGTGGATTTTGCCCTAAACGATAAATATAGTAAAGGTAAAGCTGATATTTCGGTAACCACCCTTATCGACAGTCCAAGAGTTCGACTCATGAAAGAAAACTTTGATGACAAGATCGAAGTTGATGCGGTGGATATGATATGGGCATTGTTTGGTACTGCGGTTCACTCTGTGTTAGAAAGTTCTAACCCTTATCCAAAGGTAGGGCATCCATCTGATAAAATTATTAACGAAGAAAGACTGTTCTCTGAATTAGATGGTTGGCTTTTGTCAGGTGCTTTAGATAGGCAAGAAATGCATGAAGATTCAATAACAATTATAGATTACAAGGTTACTTCTGTTTGGTCTGTGATATATGGCAAGCCTGAATGGGAGAAGCAGTTAAACTGTTATGCTTATTTGGTAGACGACAAAAATGCTTTTGCTAAACAAAACGTAACTAATTTAAAAATATGTGCCATCCTGAGAGATTGGAACAGAAGAGAAAGCGAAAGAAAAGAGAACTACCCCAAGTCTCCTATTGTTTTTGTAGATGTGCCATTATGGAGTTTTGAAGACAGATTAAATTATCTCAAAGAAAGAATGAAACTTCATCAAGAAGCACAAATAAACTTTGATATCAATGAGCATTTGCCCTTATGTTCTGATGAAGAGACATGGAGAAAAAATAATAGTTGGGCAATAAAAAAGAAAAAATTAAAAAGAGCAATTAAAGTTTTTGACAATGAGAAGTCAGCTTTAAGTTTTCAAGAAGAATATCAAAAACATAGACTGCATCCAACTGATGCTACTGAAATAGAATTTCGAGGTGGAGAGTATACTCGTTGTGAGGGCAACTATTGTTCTGTTGCTGAATTTTGTAATCAATTTAAAGAGAGGTAGAAATGGCGGAAGATAATATTAATTATCCAAGTGATATAAAGAAAGAAAAAAAAGTTGTTAGAAGAATAAGGAAAAGTGGATTGGTAAAACTTAGACCTAAGATTACATCCACTAGGTCAAAGGGTTCTTCTTTAATAAACGATCATATAATCCAAGCAACAAATAAAGGTAAGAGTGCTTATGTATGTATGCCTATAAAAATTTATATGTATATAAGAAACAAAATAAGAAATTGGCTTAAACAATGAATAGCATAGTTGATTCAAAAAGAAGTAACTATCTCTCTGTATTTAAACAAGGGGTAGAGGATAGCATTTTCTATAAAGATAAGTATGAAGATAATAAGAGTTCAGCTTATTACAGAAAAGGATATGAGTTTGGTTTACTAATAGAAAAGAAAGAATTAGAGGTAAAGAATGAAAAGTAATATACCACCAAAGGTTGCTGAGACCTTAAAAGAAATAGGGATGACATCTGCACAAGCGGGTTGGGATTGCCATGGAACTTATGTGCTATTACACAAAGCATTGGAAAAAGTTTCAGTTAAATTTAATATAAAATTTGATAAGCCTGAAGTCTTAGAAAGAAACTCTGAAAAAAGAATAGCTAGTCTTCTTGTTATGGGACACATGGGAGATAAATCAGAGTGGTCTATTGGAGAAGCATCCCCATCCAACAATAAGAATAGTTATCCATATGCCATGGCGGAGAAAAGAGCCAAAGATCGTGTGATATTAAAGTTAATTGGACTTCATGGAGATGTGTATGCAGAGGATGAAGCTGACAGTTTTAAAAAAGAACGACCTGAAGAAATAAAAGGCGGGACTAATGATAATCCTGATCAAGATGATTTGCCAAAGGCTACGTTTATTAATTTAGATGGCAGTAAAAAAGATGAGAAAGGCATAGATATGATCAAAGAAGTGTTCGTTCAGTTTATGCCTACGACTGATAACAGAGCAGACTTAGTTGGCTTTTGGAAAAACAATAAAGAAGCAAGGGATGTTTTAAAAGACAAATCCCCTAAAGACTACGAAGAAGTAGAACTAGCCTTTAGAAAAAGGGCTGAAGAAATAACATCAACAAAGGAGAGCAATTGATGGACAACAATCAATACCCCGCAACTGGCGGACTATTCGCACAAAAAGAAAAAAGATCAGATAAAAGCCCTGATTACTCAGGTATGCTTAATCTTGAAATAGAAGTTGTTAATGACTTGATCAAGCAAAAGGAAGAAGGAATTGATCAACCAAAAATAAATTTAGTTGGGTGGAAAAAATTAAGTAAAGCAGGTAACCCCTACCTAAGATTGATTGGCAATATTGAGAGAGAAAGGCAAGAGCAACAAAACGGATATGCCGAACCTAACAAACCTCAACAACAGTCCCCCGCTAAAGATGAATTAGATGATGAAATACCATTCTAGGAGATATAAAAATGGATGAAGTAAAAGCTAATACGGATGCATTAGGTGTGCCTAGTGTAAATTTTGAAGCAGTTAAAACATCAATGATGCAAGATAAAAATGGAACTAACATAAGGTTAACTATACATCCTAATGACGTTCCTGAAGCATTGCACAAAGATTGGATTGGCTCTAGGTATATGGTTGTTATGGTCAAGTTAAATGAAGACGGAACTCCTGAGGGGATATCATCAAATGACACAAAAGAAGTCTGAAAATAAGGCTGACATAAAGTCTGACTATCTTACATTAGATGGTGTTGCTAAATATCTATCTCTGAGTAGAATGACTGTCTACAAGCTGATCAATGATGAGGAAGCGGACTTCCCAAAAGGTTTGATTGTAGTTAAGTCTGAAGTAAGACCAAGGAAACTCTACAAAAGAAAAGATATAGCTAAGTGGCTTGATAGACAAATGTCTTCTCCTAAAAGTTGATATCAACTTATGAGACCTATATATGAGAATGATTTAAACTTAATATCAGAAAAACAAGTAATAAACCACGTTTCCAAATCTTGGAACGTGGTTTCTTGCAAACTGCCAATATCATATAAATTAGATTATGCAATGTATCGTGACCAAGATTTACTAGGATTTGCAGAAGTAAAATGCAGAACTCATAAATTCGGCACGTTCCCTACATATATGATTTCTTTAGCTAAAGCTCTAAAGGCTAGAGATTTGTGGCTTTACACTCGCAGACCAACAATACTAATTGTTTCGTGGTTAGACAGAATAGGATATTTAGATTTTTCTTCCGATCACCAAATTAAACAAGGCGGTAGATCAGACAGAAACGATTGGCAAGATCAAGAGCCTATGTGTCATTACGATTTAAAAGAGTTTAAAGGAATAGGAATAAAAACATGAAAAAAGATAACGTGAATAGACCTGATCATTATAGAAAAGGTAATGTTGAATGTATAGACGCTATAAAAAGTGCGACAAGTGATGGCTACCAATTCTACCTACAGGGAAACATCATCAAGTACATGTGGAGATTTAATCATAAGAATGGGATAGAAGATTTACAAAAGGCTCAATGGTATCTCTCAGAATTAATTAAACTTAAAAAGAAGAAATGATAGTAGTTGAGGTAAATTGATCTGGTGCAGCGGGATTTTAATTTTAATGTGTTCCGTCAACTTTTAGCTACATGTTTTACGAAGAAAATCCAAATCTGGCTGCGGTTTGTTTTGCCTACTGTATCACAAACTTCTAGCTCAGAAGTTAAATTCAACTTTTAGCCCGCCTTTTTAAATCCCGCTGACCTCATTAGTATAAGCCCCGTTTGCTGAAGATCATTCATTTTTTCTCTTCTTAATTTTATAATCTTCTTTTTGGTTTCTTCAGGTATTCTAGGATTTCTTTCTATCTCTTTTATCTGACGTAACATTCTATTTCTTGCATTATCAATAGCTTTCATTCTTCCCGCTATGCTTAATTCTTTTTTGTATTTTCCGTAAATAGCGACAACATCTTCTCTGTTTCCTGCTCGTTTAGCCAAATCAAGTCTGGAAAGTATCGTAAATAGGTCTTGCCTATTATCTAAATAATGACCCGTGTCCGCTCTGTCAGAAGGTCCGATGAATACTTTTCGTACTAACGGAATACTTCTTACTATATCTCCATCAAAGTCGCCCTTCATTGCATCAACTATGTCAAATGGAGCTTCAAATGTACGTTGAGCAAACCGACCTACCCCACCTGTGATATATCCAAACCAATATTCTATAGTGTTTGGAGACCAATCAGCAAATCCACTTTCAACTTCGTCTCCTAACGTCAAAGAATTAATAGTAGTTGCTATTGTTTTAGCTATACTACTTGTGTTTGACCAATACTGTTGACTATCAGGTTTTGGATTAGAACTAAAATTAGGAGACTCTTTATAGATAGGGTCTCCTTTATAATCTTCGTTGATAGAAACAGAAACAAATGGGTCTGCAACTGTAGGAAGTGCAAATGTTAAGAAATGGTCAAATGCACCTATAGGACTTAAACTTTCAAAAGCCGTTCCAACAATAGAATTTGTTGCTTCACCCGCAGTATACTCTCCTCTTTGAACTCTGCTTAATGATCTACCCAAATTTGTTGCCATATTAAGACCATAGCTCAAAGGTATTTGCACAAACTTATCATCCATTAAACCAAGCGTAGGAAATATTAAATTGTGTTCAAGCACATGTCTTGGTAACTCATCATAATCTGATATACCATCTTCGTCTTCATCTCCAGAAAAGAGATTGTTTACTTGATCTTGCAACATTCCGTATAAAACTAAACCACCCCAAACTTTTCTAACTTTAGGAGACCTTACCGCAGAGTTTATTAATGCCATTGAACCTTGAAGAGAGGCATTATAGAATAAGTACCATGAATTCATAAATGCTTTATTTTCTCCACCTTTGGAGAAGTTGACAGTTACGTTCCTTGCCGCTTGAGCGGCTTGAGTTTCCGTCATACCTCTTTCTGTCAAAGCCTTAAATGTAGCAACACGGACACCATTCTCAACTGCTGTGTTGTAATCATCTAGTTGTTGCAATAGCTTTTTAGTGAATCCATTTTTATTTAAGCCTAGTTTCTTTTTTATTCCAGTTTCAGAAATTTCATTTAAAAGACTGCCAATATTATTTATTTGATCTCTAACGTCTCCCATTTGGTTAGTGGCGTTCTTACCACCAGCCTTTACAAAACGCTTATATAAATCTGACCAATCATTCTTAACCTCTGCTTCATTCTTACTTTCTGCTCTTAATACTGCCCCTATTCCTAGAACTGCTTTGTAAGAACCTTTTAGAACTTCTGCGGTCATTCCTTTTTCGTCATATTGTTGTACGTTTACTCCTGCGGCTTCTAAATCTCTAAAGAAGTTAGGAATAACAAATGATGGATTATAGGTTGTGTTGATCATAGATAAGTATCTGTTAAGTTTACCCATCATTTTTGTTATTGCACTTGTCTGTTGTGCAGTCATAGACCCGTTCATAGCCCTTGCTATTCTGTCATCTTTAATAAAGATAACTTTTTCTTTACCATTTTCCTTTATTATAAATTCATTATCAGGGTTTATTCCTCTTAATCTTCTGTCTTGTGGTACTACATCACTAACATCTACAGCAATTTTGTCCATTTCTTTAGCGAGTGATTCGTTGATAGCGATAGAGCCGTCCGGCTGTTCCTCTTGTCCTCTTACAAGGTTAAGAAAAGAAAGACCAACTACATTTCTCTCACCACGATCAATAGCATTGTTGTTCTGGGCCATTAAAGAAGCGGTAATGTTTTGTGCATAATCTCCTACTACAGAACGCCCGGTCGCTCTACGGTCTTCTTTACCTATTGCTCCAAAATAATTACTAAACCTTCTTTTTTTACCATACCCATCATCAAATAATATTTTCTCTGCTTCGGGATCAAGGTCCCCTTGAAGCGGTACGTAGTTATCGTAAACTATTATTGAATCAGGATCGTCTCTTTTCATTTGAAGTGTATTTTCTGGTAAAAGACCGCTCTCAATACGTTGATTTATGGTATTGTCATTAATTTGTTTAGCAAAATCTCTAATTTCTTGTATTTTTACTTGTTCGTCATTAGACAAAGTTTTAGCCCAAGCAATTATTGCGTTGGCTTCAGTATTTGTCATTCCAGATCCATTAACAACTGCACCTTCTGTCTTTTTAGCAATGTATTTGTTACGTTCTAGTGCGTGGTGCGCATAAAGGATGGCATCCGTAATCGCCAACTTTGGGTTAATATATTCATCTACAGAACCAGCAAAAAAACCTTTCATTCCATCAGTAGCACCATCAATGTTACGAAGTTCTTGTATTTTTCTTTCTTCTATATTTAATTTTTTAATTGCACTAATCATAGGCTCAAACAATTCTTTTTGAACCTCTTCCACTTTAACTCCTGCAATGCCTTGAAATACTTCTTCTCTCATATAAGTATCAACGGCATCAGTTATTGTGTATCCATTTTTCCTTAATTGATCCATTAAAGCACCAACAGGTAACATAGCGTCTTGCATATATGTTAATATTCTTTGGGCTTTCAATATAGCCTGATCTTGAGGGATTACATAGCCTAAACCTTTAGCTATGACTCCTGACAAAAGATCGTATCTTATTTTTTGTCTCTTTTTCTGCATGTCTGCAACTATTTTAGCAGAATTAGGGCTCGTTTGATTAGGTGGAGCATTACTAATAGTAGAAAATTTTCTTTTTTGAGATTGAATTGGGGTACTGTAAATAGTTCTTACAGTATAGATAGGGATAGCATCATTCCCTTTTCTAATTGTAGTATTGTCATACTTCAATGAAAGAACTATTTTTCTATCTTCTTGCCCTGCAACAGTATTAGATTTTGTCCATTCCATTCTAATATCATTATTCCCAACTCCTCCATCAGGCTCTAATCTAATACCAGTGTCTCTTCTTCTTATATCTGTGCTTAATTGTCTTTCTGAGTCTGTTCTTTGTTGCTCATATGCTGTTAACATATCATCTACTAAATGAGGTATTGATGGATAGTCATGAAAAGCTAATATGCTTTGCTCATGAGTTAAAGTAGGCTTACCGTTTTTATCAACTCTTTTTCCTTCTATATGAGCAGTGCCAAATCCTCTATATTTTCCTCCA